ATCTTTGCAGAAAGGAGCTTATCCAAAAGGAATTATTGGAGGCAAAGCAGAGCTTCGACAACTTATGGGTAGATAACGTTTGCGTTCAAGATTTAGCCTCCATGATCTTTGAGAGCGACTTAGAGACAATAAGATATAAAGTGGCTCAAACCATTTCTGATGCTCCTTATCTTGCATTAGCAACTAAGAAGCAGATCACTGGTCTTGTGCATAACTCGTTATCTTTGAGTGAGATTAGAGTAACTCAAAGGGATCTTAACAAGTTCTCAGGAAAGATCTATGAGATGAAGAAGCCTATTAAGCAATATGTGCTTGATGTTCTGAATGAGAAGTATGGCATTGATGTTCGTAAGCTTGATGAAGTTCCTACGTTCAAGACGCTAGCTATAACTGAAGCTGAGATAATTGCTCAAATTGCAAAGCACGCTGCGAAGGGTTCAATTGTTAGGAAAACTCTTGTTGAGTTTGTTAATTCTTTAAGAACTAAGAATGGCGCAGAAGCTATTGACCTTGCTGTATTCCTTGAAGATCTGTTCATCGAAGCTGGGCATGGGGAATCACTTAACGAAGCCAGTTTGATGGATTACATGGACTTTACGAAGGTCGCTGCTGATCTTGGTAAGATTGGTCAAGTGCTTAAGATGCTTGTCCCTGCTGTAGAGAAGGCTGCTGATCAAGTCGAAGATCACGGTGGAGATATGGGGGGTATGGGTGCTGAGGCTCCTATGGGCGATGAAGCTCCTATGGATGCCGAGGCTCCCGAAGATCCACTAGGAACTCCAGATGAGCTAGACAGTGGTTCTGAAGTTCCTATGTCTAATGACGGCATGGATGCAGAGGCAGCAGCCGCAGAGGTAAACGGTGAAGTTGCCGATGAAGAAGAGGAAGTAGATGACGCTATGCCTCAGGCAGAAGACCCCATGGAGGACGAAGAAGAGGGTGACGAGTTCCCCATGGAGGACGAAGAAGAAGAAGCAGAAGAGATGCCTCAAGACGATCTAACTGGCCTGCTGTCTAAGCTTGAAGACCTCCTGTCCGACCTTAAGCCTGATGGTGAAGGTGAGGAAGAGGACTTTGAAGAGGATGGAGAGGAGGACTTTGAAGAGGAAGGTGAGGAAGACTTCGAAGACGAGGAAGAAGACTTCGAAGACGAGGAAGAAGACTTTGAAGAAAAAGTAAAGGGTAAGAAAAAGAAGAAGCCGGATCCCGAACAGTATAAGACTTAAGGATAAATAGATGACCTTTAATAAGATACCACTTGCCCTTGGATTTAATAGTTCAACGGGCAATGCGTCGGGTTTAGTTGAGTTTACCCTTGGTTTAAGTGATGTAGGGGATGTTTGTGAAGCGACTCCCACAAATGGTCAAGTATTAACGTGGAGTGGTGCGACTGATGGCGAGTGGTGCCCTTCAACCGTTGCAACCGGTGGTGGTGGTGGTGGTGGAGGTGCTGTTGATAGTGTCAATACTTTAACAGGGGCCGTTTCCCTTTACTTCAGTAGTTTAAGCGGTACACCGGCTGAAGCAAATCTTCCTACTTTAAATGGAGCTAACGCATTTACAACCGCAACTAATAGTTTTGGGAATACTAATACAAATATTACCTCTAATGGTAATTTGTCCGTAGGGACCACTAATATCACTAACTCTAATGGTAACTTAGTTGTCGGAGGCACTCTAACTATTGGGGATACTGTATTTACAACTGACGGAAATGCAACTCTATCAAATGTGGATAAGAACTCCCTTGTAATTACTACAGGTGCTTCAGCGGTATCAAGCCTTTCAGGTGCTTCAGGATCTATAGTTTACTTTGAAGGCACAACTCCTGCACCCGCATTCAAGACTTTTGCACAAATTCTATCTAATGAGAATTATAACATAAGTCCTGGAGCTACTTATGCTACGACTACTTCTCTAGCCATTACAACCGCTACTGCTGATGCTGCTCTACCTGAAGTTGGAGGTGTAGATAAGAACTCCCTTGTAATTACTACAGGTGCTTCAGCGGTATCAAGCCTTTCAGGTGCTTCAGGTACAATCCCATATTTTGAAGGTACAACTCCCGCACCTGTATTAAAGACTTTTAAAGGTCTTTTGGAAGATGTGGTAGGGTCATTATCAGCGGGGGATTTGTTGTATGTTGATTCTGGTGGTAATTTGGTAAGATTACCATCCGGTAATGCAGGTGACGTATTGACCCTTCAAATGGTATCGGGCCGCCAATACCCTTATTGGGCAGGAGGGGAGTAGCCTAACCTAAAAGCATATCACCACGTTTAAGTGAGTTGAATAGTCGGATATAGAAAAGTTCTCGAAGGGAGTCCATTTCTCTCATGACACTTGTAAGGTTTCTCAAGGTAGACTCATTGATGTTTTTCTGATCTTTGATGTCTTTCAAAGTGTCTATGCAGGCATCAATCATATTGGATTGATCTTTTGTGATGTTGTTGATCGTGTCAACCTGAGCTTGTTTAGTTATAATATTAGAATTGGACATTGTTTACCTCAAACTTTAATCTCTTGTAATGGTTTATTCTATTTTTAGAATGTTGCTCTAAGTAAGGCATTCGATCATAGAAATCGTAAAAGTACATAGTATCTTTACCTTTTGCTTTCCTTATACCACGGCCTAAGCCTTGTAGGGTAGGGACTTCACCTGTTAACCCTCTAGCGTTAATCATGTGAGTAATCTCATCAATACTGATACCCGTCTGCATGACATTGGTTCCCACAATCGTAGCAGGTTTCTTATCATCTACGAATTGTTTAATGATATCGTATCTGCTCCCGATATCATCCTTACCTTCGATGGTGCAGCAGTTTTTTATTCTGGATCGTAGGTTCTCAACATGTTTAAGGTTCTTTACTAAAATTAGGATCTTAGCCTTTGGATTGGACTGATACACTTTAGATACAACATTCTTAATCTTATCATTTCGCGTGTCACAGTTAACGATATACTGGTCATACACTTCCAGATAGGTAAGCTTAGAGTCTACAGATGACACAGGAGTATTATCAATAACTTGAATGATTGGTTTAGCTAGACTTCCATCTTTGATTAATTCCTCTGCCGTTCTAGTCGTATACACAGAACCAAACGCGCCCTCTAAGACCATCCTAGCGTTCACAGTCTTAGATACCTCCCTAGGTGGCGTAGCAGTGAATGCGAGCCTGTAGAGGGCATTAGGGAAGCTCTCAACGGCTGCTATGGTTGTCTCCCCGTTGCAGAATTGATGTGCTTCGTCAACCATGAGAAGTTTAGATGTCCTAAGATGAGAATCTACTACCTTCTCAATACTTTGAACTGTGGAAAGCATAATCTTACCCTCTACGAATCCCTCCCCTGAGTTGAATCCTAGATTCTTAATTCCACACTTCTTGAAGAACTCGTAAGTTTGTTTTAAGATACCTTTCTCCCTAAACAATACAATAGCGTGAAGATCCTCATTTCCGTGTTGAAGCGCAGCAACACACCCTGCCATGATTAACGTCTTACCTGACCCAGTAGGACTATCAATGATTGCCCTCTTCTTTTTAAGGCATTCATATATTGCCTTCTCTTGGTATTCACGATACTCAAAGTTTTCAACCCTCGGGATAAAGGGTTCAACCTCTTCAGGCTTATTGTCCCAATCTATATCTTCTACTCCAATGGTTTCTAAGTCTTTTAGGATACGAGATAAAAGCCCAGTCCTAAACTTACCATTAGCTCCAAAGTATCTCTTCTTACCGTCCCAGCGTTTATTGCGATACGCTTGAGAATATTCATGACCTGGAACATTAAATGCATACTTATCCCTTAAAGAAGATATAATCTTCGGGTTATCGGTTTCCAAGGTAGACATTAAATTACCTACTGTAATTCTCATACACTATAATAGTAAGTGTTAAGATAAAGGTAGTTTATGAGTAAAAACAAACAAATTGCAGGAGGGTCCAGTGATCCTCGTGAAATCGCACTAAATGAGTTATTTTCAAACTCTAGTGATGAGACTATAGTCGTGACGGACTTGCCGTCGAAGGGTAAATTTTATCCTGGGTTTAAGGGGGTAGAGATATCTGCTTTAACTTACCTTGATGAGCAAAGTGTTTTAACCGCTAGGGACGGCAGCGTTGACATTGTTTCAAAACTTTTAGGCAAATCAATAAAGGGAATTGAAATTAATGATCTTCTAATCATGGATAAGATTTATTTACTGATGAAGGTCCGTGAAGTCTCTTATGGAAAGAATTACGATTTTAGCATTAATTGCCCTGCTTGCTCCGCTGAAATTAAAACTTCATTAGAGCTTGCTGACCATTTAAATATGAACCCTGTCCCTGATGATTTGTTGGACCCTAGGGAGATTACACTTCCTAATCTTAACGTAAAGGCAGAGATTAGATTTCCTAGGAGCAGTGAGGAGGCTTTCATGTCCACTCCTGAGGATGTTTACAAAAACTTATACCGTTTCATAGTGTCACTCCAAGGTAATCCCGATTCTATATTTATAGCCCAGGCTGTGAAGCGTATGCATCTTCAAGACATTAAGACGCTTCTTTCTGAGGTCAACAAGAGTGAGTATGGCGTAGATCCTAGGTTTATTTTTGAATGCCCCGAGTGCAAACACACTGAGACGATGTCTATCCCTCTAGATGTCAATTTTTTTTCAGTGAGCTAACCTCTAGTTTATCCCCTCAGGATCTTCTTTACCAAGCGTATATATTAGTAAATAAGGTAGGCTTGGCTTACTCGGATGTAAAAGTTATGACCCAGAAGGAACGTTTAGCCTTCATCGGCTTTTACACTGAAGAAATTAAGAAGTTGGAGAGTTAGCATGAAAATTAACGGAAATGAAGTTACAACGAGACATGAAAGACCTACGGTGCTAGGTCCAACTGCTCTCATACTGTATTTTATCAACGATGGTCAGTATGTTGATCCCGCTTCCATTAGCGGAGTATCCATCTTTGCTGCGTCAGATAACCAATCCCCTAGCTCGGTTATTAACAATGATGGGGAGATTAAATCAAGCGTTACGGGAAGTGTCCTTATGCACTTCTCAACTAGTGACGCTAATACCTCTAATGTCGCAGCGTTTGCTCCTTCAAACTACGATAAAAATGCTGACTCATCGGGCATTTATAAGCTCGCCACGGGTAAGTATGCTTGCGTCTTAGATGCAAATTCCGTTGTCCCATTTGGAGTATTTAACCTGTCCGGTGATACGGTCATTGAAAACAGGGTTTCTTCTACCGGAGATTACATTGACGTATGGACGGTAAAGAGGGTCGCAGGCTCTGACCTAGATACGATCATAAATGACTTTACCCTAACGGAAGACAGGTTCTTTGGTGTTACAGAGCCGTTACTTTTCCGAGTTGCCACTAGGTTGGAGAATAATTTCCTAGTCTTAGGCTCCAAGGTTGACCTTAAGTTTACAAATGAGTTCACCCTTGAGAATGCTAATATCGACAGTAGCATTACAAACCTTTTCAAGCAGTCGTTGGTTACTCAGCCAATGATTGAGATCTATAAGAAGAACCAAGATCGAAACCTCGAAGCCAGGGTCCCTGTTTCAGGATACTCAGATACCTCAGGATACGTGGATACAACCTCTGAGAACACAGTAATATTCACTTTCGATACAAACGATCTCAAGACTCACCCGAGGATGCTGGATGGGAAACTTGGATCTCAAACGGGAACCTATGTGGCTAGACTTAAGTTTAATGCCTTAAACCAAGTCATCGTCTCAAATGAGATGGCCTTTATCATACGCTAGGCACTGAAGGTAGAGGGGATCTAGCTTTAGAGTCTCCTCTGCTTGATCCTTTAGGAAATCAGGGCCTTTCTTAACTAGTATCTCATTCCAATCCTTGAAAGGATGGAGTGGGACAACAGTGAGTAAATCGTCTCGCCTAATCCAATGGGCTAGGTCCATAAACTTCTTACGGCCTTTAGTTCCTGCCTCATCGCTGTCAAACGCGCAAACGAGAGGACCACGATACTGGCTCAGTTGTAGCATCTGATCACGGCTCGTAAAACAGCTTAGAGTGGTCGTTGCGTTCAACCCTACTGCCTGTAGGCTTAGGCAATCAAAGACTCCCTCAGTAATGTACAGAGGCTC